TTGTTTATATTTATTTTCGTATAAAGTCAACATATCTACTGGACCTTTTAAAAAGCCATATGCCTCTGATAAACAGCAGTATAATAATCCATTTGGAAAGTTAAGACTGATATAATTAGTATCATTATTCTCTAAAAGATCTGGCATTTTATTAAAATGAACTCTAAATCTATATGTGGTATTTGGAGTTGGGGCTACAAATATTCTTCCTGAATTAGTATCTGCCTCACCTGTGGCACCACCAAACATAGCATAATATTTAGGTTGACCTTGAGCTGCTGATGTTCCTGTAACATCCTGATATTCTTGAAGATATGTTACATCTTTTTTCTCTAGCCATCTGTTAGCTCCTGTAATCTCTGATCCTGCTGTATCATAAACCTGTATACCTCTAATGAACACTGCTCCTGCAGGGCAGTTGATAGACTCTTGACCAGCAACAAAATTACCTAATTGTTGTTTTCTATCTGCATCAATTGGTACGTCTCTAAAAATTCTGTATTGTGCATTTAATATTATATTTTCTAAAACAGCATCTGTTAATACGTTAGAATCAGTCTCAGTATAACTTCTGATTTGTGTTTTTAATCCTGATGCGCTTAATCCAGCCATTATGCTACTAGCTCCTGACAAAGAGGACAAGATTTTCTAAATCTAGTGTGTCCTGAACAATGTTTTGGTTTATCGATTGGGTTTTCTGTGTAAACGGGTACATCTGGTTCTGGTGTTTTTAAATATAATTCTGCATGTTCATCCATATCTTCTGGACATGCACATTGTTTAATACCAAATAAATTACAAAAAAAGTTTTTAATTTTTTTAATCATGCCGTTACTGTTACTGGTCCTGCTGATGCAAAACCGCCTCCTCCTATTTCAGTTATACTAGATGTTGTGCCAGTTGCAAAGGTATAATTATCAGCATCTGTCTTTGTAATTGTGTATCCTGCAGCTAAATTTATTGTTGCTGCAGCAACTCCACCAACGACTTCAGCATTTCTAAATCTAACAGTATCTCCAGTTGATCTACCATGATCTGGTTCATTAACACTAATTGTTGCAGATCCGTTTGTTGTTGTAAACGCATTTAATGGTAACAATTTAGGAACAGAAGTTTCTATTCTATCAGGTCTTACATGTCTTAAAGATATAGAATCACCGTTCATAGGTTTTGGTTCTAATTGTGGTTGCTTTGGTTCAAATTCAGATACATGCACAAACGCACCATTCCATTCTCTGACCATTTCTTTGTACGGGAACTCCATACCTGATCTATCTGATATTGCTTTTGCGTATTTACCTGTTGCGTACTTTGCCATTATGTTCCCGGATAGTAAGCTTTAGGCGTAATGTGTGTGCTCGAAGCTGATCCGTCCTCTGCCAATGCTCTTGCAAATTCATCTTCATAAGCAAGTTTCATTGGTTGAATTAAGTTTGGTTGGTATTTTTGTGCTAAATAATATGCAAGTCCTGATACCATACAAGGCACAAATCTAAAAGGCACATCAGTTGCATTAGTATAATCTCCAACATCTTGTATTCTTTTTATAAAAAAGAAATGCATATCTTTAGATGCATTAGTTGAATCTGGTGTTGGATAGATATGTATTGTAACTTTATCTATAAATCTTTCTACCCAATACTGATTAGGTGTTCCTTTAGATAATTTGTTTGAGAATCCTGCATATGTAGATCGATCTACTTTTGTCATCGGACTATCGGATTGTGTTGTCTGAGTTCTATTAGATCTTAATTGTGCTTCAAGAACATCGGACATTCCAAATACACTTGCTGGATCTGTAGTTGTGGCTGACGTTCCATCATCACTAGATCTAAAAAAATCATAGTCTGCCTGACCCTCTATTAGATCTAGATTAGTAGAACCTACCTCCCAATAGTGAATACCTCTATTACCCCATTCTTGAAATAGAATATTAAGAGATCTTCTAGCAGATTTAAGTTGATAACCTGCTACAGAATTTAATCCAATACGTTCGAAAGCATCTTCTATTATTTCCTCAATAGCAAAAGTTTTATCGAACGTTGTCGTTCCTGAAGTAGTATTAGCCATTTAAACTCCTAGGACTCGTAAGTTTTAGTCCATTCACAAACAACTGTTCCAGTGTCTCCAGATGTGCAAGCTGGTAAAACAAGATTAACATCACCTGTAAAACCTGATGCTTCGGTATTTGCTAAGCCACCAAAGTCGCTATAATCAAATTCCATTTCACCTGCTAAAGTTTGAAATACAACATCTGTTGTTGCATCCCATTGCAAACGAATTGCATCAGCTGGTGCTGTAACTGAAACATTAAATCTAACTTTGTTTAATCTTACAGTCTTACAAGTTTTACCATTGTTTGATGCTAAACCTGAAACATCAACTATTTTAGTTGTGCTTCCTGTTCCGTCTGAAACCACATTGAAGTGGGTGATAAGTTTTCTTGCTCCGTCAAATACAGTTGTATTTAATACTGTGTCTGCCATGTTTCCTCCTTTTCAAGAGCGCCTGCATCACCAGGCGCTCCGAGTTTAATTATTAACTATCTGCAAAAGGTGTTGCCTCAGTACCTGTACCGATCAACATTGCTTCTACTAAATATACATTGTCTTCAAGTGCAGTGATAGTAATTGTACTACCTTTGTCTCCACCTGTAGTTCCACCATTCATGCTGATAACATCGTTTGATGCTGCCGGCGCAAATGAACTGTTCGTACCGTCTGCAACGTTAACAACTGTTGCGTGACCAACAAATTTGTCAGTTCCGTCAGTTTTAATATCGCAATCTGTACAATCTGTGCCTACAAAAAATTTGTAGACCGCACCTAATTGGTTGTTTGCATTAGGGTCGTCTTGTCCAGCTGTAGCACCTTTGCTAT